CGCTGGATGCGCGTCTGAGTATAGGAAAAGATGCCAGCCATTCTAGGGAGCGTAGAACACGTTAATAAGACGCAATGTGTCGTCGTTTTGAGTGTAGGTGCTGCAATCTGACGATCTTGTTGGTCAGACTGGATGCCCGCGATCGATCTTGCTGCTGAGGATGATCGACGTCGTGGTCTTCTCTACACCGTCTACGCTGCCGATCTGATCCAGAAGCTGATCCAGCTGCTCCGGTGAATCGGTCCGTAACCACGCCACGTAATCAAATTCGCCACTCACCGCGCACAATTGCTGTACCTGAGCCATTGCGCTCAAGCGGCGCAACACCTCTTTGCCGGAGCGTGGCTGCACCTTGATCCCGACGTAAGCCTGCAATCCGCCGTCCACCACACGTTGGCCCAGACGCACACCATAGCCAGTAATGACTTTGGCCTTTTCGAGCCGCGCCAGTCGCGAAGTCACGGTCGTGCGGGCGATCCCCAATTGCCGGGCCAGCATCGCCACGCTCTCGCGGGCGTTGATTTGCAGGGCAGCGATCAGCTGACGGTCGATTTCATCGAGCACGGGTGGGCGGATGTCGGGCAAGGGCAGGCTCCAGCGGTACGGATCAATGGGGTCGCATGTTACAGGCTCGCCACGCGAGGCGCTTGTGAGCGCTGATTGAGCGGCGGGGGATCAGGCAGCCGCCGGATCGGGGGATTTTACTGAAACAAAAGAACAGACAAATGATTTGACTTGCCTGCTGCCTTTATCAAAAATGGCCTCAAGAGCGCGAAATCTGCTGCCTTGCAGGGCTTCAGCAGACGTAGGTACCTCAGCGATGCTGCAACATCGGTGTAAGGTGAGACCTCTTCATCCCATTTCCTGAGGATGCCAATATCAGGATTCAAATATTCAAGGGGAGCCAGCAGGCTCCCCTTTTTGTTTGTCCTGAAGAACGTATCTCTTGTAGAGAAGTTCGCCCTGGCGGTGCTTGTTCATCGCTCTTGCCGGGGGCATGCATGAAGTTCCACAGGACGTGTCCGTGCCTGACATCTACCACGACGAGCATGTCATTTTTTGCCTCGTAGGCGTTGATGAAGGCCATGCGGTATCCGCCGTTGTCGTACAGCACTCTCCATATTTCAAACGGTCCCGTCAGCGTATCAATCGCATGCCGAACGTAGCGCTCTCGTGAGTCAGCGCGTTTTTCGACGATGTGGGCAAGTTTGTCCCTCATGACCGCAACGTTTCCGATCGGGGTGAGGATGGTGACTGCGAGCAACGCCTCATCGATGAATCCGAAGTGAGCCAGGAGAATTCTGAGGGCTCCTTGCGCATCGTCTGCCCTTTTCACTTCATCAATTGCGGCTGAGCGAAGCTCCCTGGCCAGCGTACGCAGGTCGGGCAAAGCTAAGTCGATCCATGTTTGTTGGCCACTGGATTCTTTTATCAGTGGCGCAGCATTCACGAGCATGAAAGTAATCCCTGGCGAACAGCGGCGCCCGGAGATTACTCGTTCGAAGAAAAGGCCAACAAGGCCGAAAACGGAGTGAAAACACAGCTTGGGAAATAACCTACAGACCTTGCGGTAGTCTTCCGAACGTTGCGCTTGTGAAGAACGTAAAACACCAAACGACAGGCGAAAAAAAGCCGCGCGAGTGCGCGGCTTTTTCATGTTTGGTGGGCCCACACGGACTTGAACCGTGGACCAAAGGATTATGAGCCCGCGTTAGAACCCAGCATTCATTGGCTAGAGCCAGCAAAACCAACAGTTTCGGATTGCTTATGGGTATATGTACCGTGATGAAATCTACCTAAATTGGACGGACATTGGACGGGAAGGGCTTCAAGCTACGTACCCCCACCGTCCTGGTTAACCTCGCCTTATCCAGTAAGCGTCCAGTTCCTTGATCTCCTCAAGAAACAATCCCCTTGGGTCATAGCCCGCAGGCCATTCAGGTAAGGGGATTTTGTACTTGTTGCAAAGGTCTCCGATGAGGGTAATCGCTTGTAAACCAAGCTTCGAAAAGGCCTCTCCTCGAAAACGATAGTACTCATCATAGTCAGGCGGCGAGGCCTGATCCCATGCAGTATCTAGACCTTCATTGATAGCCGAAACACGATTGGGCATGAACATAACGCTGTACATCAGTTGAGTAGGAAATGCCCGATAATCCCCTTCAACGGGTAAGGCAAATTCCGGGTTTGAAACCGTGCTGCGTGTGAATCCATTTGCATCGGTTTCAGTGGGATCTTTGACTGCCTCCAGGCAGTCGCCAACCAGCTTGTCCAGTGCTAGTACAACTTGAATTCCAAGGTACTGCGCATCCAAATCCCGTTTTTTGGTTGATACGCGGTGTTCCTTCATCCAACCCAAAATGAACACCAGGATTTGAGCTGCCATTGCGACCAGACCTCCGATCGCAACCTTTCCTACGTCTGAGGTTAAGAACTCTGACACTCCCATTTCTCCATCAACTGATCGCCGGTCGTGAGTCTAGATATTTTTGATATTTTGCGAAACGAGATAAATCGCGGAGCGCCACGGATTTCAAGGCTTTCAGCAGAATAGGTTGGTTTTTTTCTGTGCGTGTTTCGGGCGCTGAAACAGCAGTGTAGGAAATAAAAAATTCAAAGACTCTGCCTTTTTTTGCGCTGAATATCAGTCTTCATTGGGGCCGGTGGGTGTCACTTATCCCCGATCGTAGCTCGCGATTTTTGAGAGAGATCTTCATTTGCTTTCAATACTTTTCACTAAGTGAAACATCCTACGTACCACCGATCCCCCTGGCCCTGTTGATCGGAGTGACTGATTGCACCCCGCAAGCGCTTTGCACAAAACTGCGATGCAAAGCCCGCCGGCGGGAGGGGGATAAGTGCTTTTTCAGCTGCTTTTTTGTGACAGCCGAATTTTTCCTAGGCAGCGTAACGGCCGCCGACCGCCATCAGTCGCCCAGTTGGTGTTGAGGGATTCGCCTACCGTTATACTGTTTGCATATACAGTATTTTATGAGGGGTGGGCAGGGCCGATGAATATAGAATCTGCGGGAACCGTAAACCAGGAGCCATCCGCGATAGCGCAATGGCAAGTCATGCTGCGGGATGAGGTTGCATTATTAGCAATGCCCGGTGCTCATCACAAAGCACTACTCAGGCAAGCCCATGCGCTGCACCAGGGCAATGTGATTGATGCTGATCACCTTGGTGATTTGCTGGAGTTAGCGGACGCGGCGTTGGCCTACGCGGTCGAGTCTTTGCTCGACCTTAAAGCTGACGATTAGGAGGCACCGTGCACGTATTGGTAACGCCTATGCGCGTATGTGGTGTCGCACTTGATCCGAAGGAGCGCCGTCGCTATCCGGCGATCAGAGGTAATGTCATGGTCAATTCCACTATGTGCCACGAGTTAGGCCGAGCGGCTAATGTTGCCCGCGTAGAGGTGGGAATGCCGCTTGATCCGGATCCGCTGCCCCCACTGCTCGACGCAACACTGTCAGGGATGGCGGTCACAGGATTCGTACTGAGCGGAATTGAGTACATCGACGGTCGTGCCTACGCGCAATCTTGGTGGTGTAGGTTAGGGTAATTTGTTGTCAGTGAGCTTGAATGTTAGCGATAGCATCATCTACAGATTTGGAGATTGCAGAATAATGATTCAAGGCCCGATTACGTAAGTGTTGTTCATCCGTCGATACGCCTAAATCTCTACGTATGGCGATAAGCACTTCAACTTGTAGTAAAGATATTTGACGCATATCTAACATGAGTAAACGGTTGTATTCTGCATGCAGTTCATTGAACCGTACATATGCCGCGCTTCTTTGTGCCTCTTGCGTCTTCGCCTGTGACATAAAAAAGTTGAATGAACGTTCTAAAGCAGCGAAGACGTTTTGCTCTGTGCGGGCAGCTTCGTTGAAGTTTGTAATTTCAGCAGAAACTCTAGTGACGCTAGTCATAAATTCGTCAAAGTATTTTGTGTGTAGCTTAATTTCGAATGAAGCGGCATGTAGAGGTATTACTCGTTGCATTAATGTAAATATCAGTTTTGAGTATTCAATACCTAATGCATCTACGGCTTTTTGTGTCTCGTCAGACGATACCAAAGAGAGCTTCGCCGCGGCGACGTAAAAGTCTTGCAGATCGGACGACATACTTTTATTAGAGGTGTCAGTATTTGGAAGGTCACCTAAGTATCGACCAACCTTTATCATCTCAGCTATCGCGTCCATATAAACTTCACGACGCATTGCGTTCATTCGATCGGTATTTTTCTCTTTTTGATCGTGGTGCAATTGTATCTTTAATCTTTTATTATTTCCGGAGTTAACGATTAAGGCTGCTGTGAGAGTGAGGATTGCACCAAAAACTGTCCCGATTATGCCCCATATCGGCGCTGGTATTGTATCAATAATAGCTTTAATTTCAGTCATGCTTTGATCTCTGATAGTGTTTAAAATAAATCAAGCTGACGTTCTGCTAGACGCGTCGATTCGGCAGGCGATAATAGGTCGCTATCTCCGATAAGACGTCCGTCATATCCAACGCTTAAACCGATAAGGTGATAAAAAAGATCGAGACAATTGTATATGTCGGCAACGAATAGACTTAGCGTCGTCGAGTCGGACTCCATGTTTCCAGCATGGGCGAGAGAGTGTCTTAAATTATTCCAGCTCTTCACGTGGGCTTCTAGGATTTGGCCTTCGTCGGCCAGCGATCTAAGGATGTTGGGAGCGGTAACTGTCTTCATTCCGCCCAAGGTGTTCTTTAGTCGTGAGTTTGTACTGCCCGGAAGCTTCAAAGGTCTGATGAGTTTTTTACTAAGATTAATTTCGCCAAGCAAAGTGCGTGAGGGTGTTCTGCCTTCTCTGAAATAGTTATTTATCAGGCCTTCAATATTTACAGTCAGAACTAATGCTGCGACATCTGTGACTTTGTTGGATATGTAATAAAGGCGTCTCCAGTAATATACAATATGATCATGTTCTTTTTTGCGGTTTTTGATGTAGCAGTTTATGAAAGTTATTAATTTTGCGGTCTTGTAGGGGAAGACATCGACGAGAGGTCGAACCATTCCCTCTTCGCTAACATCCGATTTACCATTTAAAAAAGACGAAAGCATGCCGTCTCTATACACCCGATAGTACGATGGCCACGCCTCTCTGCCGATAGCTATGCTTAAAGCTTCGGAGATTTTAATAATAAAATCATGATCTATTTGCACTGAGGTGCTAATGATATCTAATGTTAAGTGTTTTGCTTTCTGAGAAATTGTTATTTCTGCGCTCTCGATCCTAAATTCTAAGCCCGTCACGGAAGAAGAACCGTCCGGTTGGTCTTCAAACTTGTTGAAGGGAAGTCGATAGCTTCCTGCAATAATAACGTTCGCTATACTCGTTCCATTAAGGTCAGTGCGGTGCCGAGCGCGCTCTGTCCGTATATCAAAAATGTGAAATTCAACAATCGCTCCGTGAGGTGTCAATTGTAAGCCGTCATTTATGTAGTTTCGCGGCGCAAGCCATATGTTTCCATTGGAATCTTTCGCCTTTAAAGAGAAATATTCTGATTCGGCAACAACTCCTGTGCCATGGTGAAACGCAATATGCATCATCTGGCTCATCGAACTATTTTTCGTTGAGTCATACATTTTTAGCGAAAGTTTTCCGTCAGGCTCTATCTTGATGCTGCCAGTGCCGTTAAAAGATATTGGAGAGTCGTCAGTATTCTGCGTCAGTTCAATTTCGAAGCATTCTATAATTAGAGTTCTGCTAACCAGTCGTTCAATGTCAGCATTGTTGAACTGCATGTAGTTGCCCTTAGTTTTTATTGGTCATAGCATCCCGTGCCACCTTCAGAGAGTTATATGCTTAAGCATCGTAGAAAGCAAAGTGGCTTCAGCGGCCAATTTCTCGAAGCTAGCTGCGTCAGCCGGGCTTGGAGCTGGCCCGGGAACGTGTGTGTGTCCAGCTAACCGGTTATTCATTTCGGAGATCAGGTCGATCAAATCACAGAGAATCTGAAGCGCATTCACTCCATCAGATCCAATCCAGCTTTTGGGCGCTTGGATACGCTGACTAACTCTAGCCACGCTATGGCGCAAGCCCTCAATCCGCTCCTGCATATCGCCACCCACCGTGGCGTTGTGCTTCTGGCCCACAACCAAATTCAGATCCCGGCCAGTAGCCTGGTGAAGATCGTCCACCGCCGCTAGGCTCGCGGACCCGCCCGACAACAGCTTGAGCGCGCCCAGCGCCTCGATCTTTTTCACGCCACCCACCGACTCGGTCGAGTGGTCATCGATCGTCTGCGTGTGGCTTTGGAACTGCTCGCGGTTGTCCAGGGCTTCAACTTCCCGCTCGATCGCATGATCTCGGATCTTGCCGTCGGTCTGGCGCAGCCAATTGCCGTCGGCATCGACGCGCTGCTGCGCCGTGCCGCTGTGCTGCCACACCTGATCGCCTTTCGGAACCTTCGGCATGCTCAGACCGTGTGGCAGGATCGATTGAATGTAGGGTTTGTTCGGCAGGCCGTAGGCGAAGCACACCACTACCCGCGTGCCTTCCTCGGGAAAAGCATAGATGCCCATTTCCTCGCCACCGGTGGGCAGCGGCAACGGAACGCCGGTCAGCGGTGGCATGGCCGGATCCGGCTCGTCATCGGCGCCGAGTACAACAATGTCCACGGCGTAGCGCGGGCGGAAGTCGTCGCAGATCCCGGCGTCCGCCGGGGCGTCAGCTACGGCAGTGACCTGGGCAAAGCGCGGCAAGTGGTAACCGCCGGTGAGTTCTGGAAATTGGCGCTCTACAGCGCGGCGGATTGCGTCTTCCATCGGATGGCCATCTGGTCACTGGTGAGCGTCACGCTGGTGATGCGCTCGCCGTTGTTGATCGTCGCACCTGGTCGTAACCCGGGAAGGGCCGCGACCATTGCACTTTGGTTGCCCTGGTAGCCGTCGAACAGCTCCGTGGGAATTTGCAGCGGCGCCCGGGCGCCATAAAAACTGTCGGCCCAGCTGCCGGCGAACACTTCACCGTTGCCCAGTTGGTGCCAGGTAAAGTCGGGGATGCTGAATACTCGGGCGAGGCTGTCCATTGCTTGGTAACCGGCGGCGAGACTGTAGAAATACGGCGCTTTTATGCCGGCGTAAGGCCGCTCGGGAACGCGAAAGCGCAAACCGGTTTGCTCGCTGACCTCGGCCAGTACGGCGCGCAGATCAACGTGACGCAGGTTCAACGGCAGCGGATTGGCCAGCACAGCGGCCAACTCGCGGCAGAACAACACCTGCTCCACCGCGTTGGCGGCGGTGCAGCGCTCGACGTAGCCGATGAAGTGTCGTTGCAGCGTGCGTTCGTTGTAGCCGATATCCAGCGTCACCAGCCCTTTCAGCGGCTCGGTGGATTGCACGGTGAAGTTCGCCCGCCCGGGGCTGGTGGCGTCCAGACGAACGTCTTCCTTGATCAGGGCGATCGGCACGCCATTTATGGCCAGCTTCTTGTGCAGCTTCACTTCTGCTCACTCCCGCCCAGCCACTTATCCACACGTCCCAGCACCTTTTCGAATCCGCTCAGTACAGGGCTGTCGGCGCTTGCAGATCCGTCGCCGGCACCGCCATCACCGATCGGACTTCCCGGGGCGCCTTGGGCGTTGACCTTGTTGCCGGCGCGCCGCTCTTCGACTTTTTCGGGGTTCGATTCACGCTCGCTCAGCGTGAACTGCACAAGCCAGGCCTTCAGGTTGTCGGCCTCACGGGCGCTGACGCCGTCGGAAAACTCGACCTGACGCACGCCGAAAGCCTCGGCCGTGTCGTTGACGATACGGTACAGGTGCAACTGCCCACCGCTGGCCGTGGTCTCGGCCATGCGCAGCAGGTCCGTCAGCTGGGTTTTGTCCACAAAGGGAATCATCAGCGATACGGTCAGCGTCTTGGGCTTGAATCCCTTGTGTGCCTTGTCGGTGTTGCTGGTCTGGCCGGACATATCGCCGCTTTCGATTCGCAGGTTGGCGGTGACCTTGAGGTTCTTCCCCTGGACTTTTTGCCCATCAAGCAACAGCGTCATAGGCCCACCAGTTCCTGGACAAAGCTCAGCCCTTCTTTGCTGCCGACCAGCAGCAGGCCAGCGCACTGAACCCATTCGTGGCCGGGCGCATCGCCGGCCAGCAGCTCGCGCCGCAATTCGCCGGGGTTACCTGGACCGATCAGCCGTGCCCGCATACTGACGTCAGGGCTTCCCCCCGCCAGCAGTGCTTTCAGGGCGTCCAACTGTTGGTCGCGGCCGTGCTGTTGAGCGCCCTTGCGAGCAGCCAACGCGGCCAGGTCGGCTAACGGCGAACTGTCGGCGGTGTAGCCCTCCAGCACTGCGAGTTGGCCAGCCATGGACTGCTTTGCAGCCTTGACCACCGTACAGCGTTCCAGCGGCAGGCCTTGCCAGCGTGGCAGTGGCCCGGCGGCGGGGATCTCCCACTTTTCGCTGTCCAGTTTCATCAGGTGCTGTGCCCGGCGTTCGGTGCGGACCAGGTCTGGAATCGGCAGTAGCGCGTTGAACCGCGACAGAGCGCTTGCCAGCTGTTCCAGGCGCGTGCCCAGGAACAGAATCGACAGGGCGTATTGTGGGCCGGAGGGGCGTCCCGCGTCGGTAGCGTCCTCCAGCTTGCTGGCCAAGTGTTCCAGTACGTTCGGCGCCGACAGGAAACGCTGGTAGCCCTTGCCCTGGCCAACACCGCTTTGAAACGGAGTTACCACCAGGCACGCCGGCACCTTGCCCAGCTGCTCGGTGAGCGCGGCCCTTCCGGCGTCGATCGCGCTTTTGGCGGCGTCGCCGACCGGCCCCGGGTTGGTGCTGGCCAGCCCTTTGAGACCCGCGAGGCGTTGCGCGGTAACGGCCAGCTCGCCGGTGGCCAGATCCTTGGAAGCGGACAGCCCGCCCATCCATTGCGTGGCCTGCTCCGGCCAGCGCATCGTTACCGGTGCCCAGGTCATGCCGGCGGCGTCCAACGAATCGTGTCCATG